AAGTTTACACCTTCTTTTATTTTTGCATTAAGTGGAATCTCTATACCAACTAATTCATAGCCTGATTTAGAATAGAACTTTTGCATGTTCTTTTTTAACCAAGCTAAAATACGTCTACCATCTCCAAAGAATTCTTCCAACTCAATTTGAGTACAAGGAGTACCTTCACTAAGTGCGTTCTTTTCTTTGGTAAATGCATCTTTCATTTTTTCTAAAAGAAGCCTGTCCAAATCAATCTCATCAGCTTGCTTTTTTGAAACACCATACATAACCGAAAGGTAATGTTGGATTGTTTCGTGCATACCCGTTCCAAAGATTGTGTGAACGTTACCAGAACTCTCACCTAACTTATCTATGTAATTTAATTTGTATTGTTGTGGACATGAACTCCACATACTATATTGTGAAAATGATACTTTAGCCATTATATTTATTTATACTCCAAAGATACGAAAAATACCCCATATTTCCAAATTAAACTTTGAGTTTTAACTTGGTAATTTGTTTAGGGTCAGTACCATAATCTTCAGCTATTTGTTTGATATGATTTTTACCAGAAGTTGTTTGGTATAGAATATGTACATAATCTTCAGCTTCACCCAAAGATACTTCATATTTTCTCGCTACCAATTCTATTACCCACTTTTCATATTTATCAGCTGATGCTGGTTTCATATATTTTAAGAATGCCCTTGTCTTTGGAATTAAATCTATTAAAGCAAGATACATAGCTTTAGGTGGAGCTTCTTGCAGATATGGTTGTATATCTGCTATCAACTCTATCCATTCAGGCTTCATAGAAAGAAAACGGAGTATCATATAGTTACTCCATGTTTTCTTATCACTTTCTTCAAGCTTGTCCCAATACTTTGGGTCTTTTTCCTGTGTTATTGCGTTTATATGGTCGAATAATGTTTTTGCCATTATGCTTCTTCTACTTTTAATCCAGCTGGTAATAATTCATTAAGAACTTCACCACAATCTCCACATAGGAATAATTCTACTGGTAATGTTTCATCCTTTGGTTTACCCGTTAATAATTTAGATATTCTACGGAATCCAAAACCTTGTACGAAAATCTCACCACCGCATTTCTTACATGCAATTGGTTCAGTTTTTTCTAGTTCTAGTTTAACTTCTTCTTGTCCTCCAATTGGTTGCCCACCTGCTCCTAAAATGTTAGCCATATTATATTGTATTTAAAATTTGTATTAATGTTGATGCTGCTATGATTTCTTTATCAATTGCTACCGCAGATTTAGCAACCCCATCACCTAATAGTAAGATAACACCAGAGGTATTAGCTCCTGCATACTCATCTACCTTATCATAAAGGACTGTGTAAAGGTCAGAGAAATCAGTTGCTTTAGAATCTATAATAGCCTGTCTTACTTTCATATATTTGTTTCTCTTATCATCGTTAGATTTTAAGATGTCAACAACTTTCATTTTGTAATCATTCTCTAATAGATTTTGAACATCTACTTTCAGTTTGCCTTTGTTCGAATTAAGTTGACAAGTATTGATTACTTTACGAATGTCAGGATATGCCGAATCAATAATTGGAACTAAATCTTTAACATCAAATTCAATATTCTCGGCTTTCAAAATCTTGCTCATTTGAATTGCTACATCCTTTTTAGTTGGAGGAACAATTTGGAATGATTGACAACGAGATTGAATTGGTTCAATTACCTTCTCAACATAGTTACAGGTTAGAATAAATCTACAATGCTTACTAAATGTTTCCATTAAGTTACGCAAGATTGCCTGTGCGTTTGGAGTCATATAATCAAACTCATCCATTATAATAATCTTAAATGGTTTGAATCCCATAGAAGATGCAAAGTTCTTTACTTTGTTACGAACGGTATCTACGTTGTTTTCATCCGATGCGTTGATAATGATATAATCACAATCTATCGAATTTACAATTAACTTTGCTAATGTAGTTTTACCAGTACCGGCTTTACCATAAAGTAATAAGTGCGGTACATCACCACTCTCTAAATAACCCTCTACTTTGGCTTTTAGATGTTCATTACCTACATAATCTTCTAACTTATTTGGGCGATATTTTTCTACCCACAATGAGTGGTTGTTTTCTTCTTGTTTATATTCAAACATAATTTATTTTTTATTTACCAGTTGAACCAAATCCACCTTCACCTCTTTCGGTATCAGATAACTCATCAGCTTCTTCAAACTCAATTTCAGGATGTGGAATAATCATAATTTGTGCAATCCTATCTCCTACTTTATAAAAGTCATTTGATGTGATTTCAGTAAGTTTAGTTTCATCATAAAAGCGGTCACCACCAAATACTTTATTGAATGTTGCCTGAAGTTCACCTCTATACCCACTATCAATTACACCAACCGAATTACTTAATTGTAAACCGGTCTTTCTAATCGATGAACGAGGAAATACTAATCCAACAAAGCCTTCAGGTATTTCTAAGGCAATACCCACGCCATAAGTGATTTGTTCCGGTGTATCTTTAAGAATTTCAGTTGCTACTAAATCCATCCCAGCATCACCAATCTTAGCGTAAGATGGGATTACTGCATTAGGCTTCAGCTTCTTTATTTTCACTTTCATTTGTATTGTTTTTAAATGCTTCTCTTTGTTTTTGTCTTAATTCTTTACCTTCCTCACTAAGTTCTCTAGCGAACAATTTAAATAATTTTCCAGTCTTTCCATTTTGAAAAGTTATGTAAGAGTTTTCAAAATTAGTAATTGTAAAAATTACCTTAGGGTCTTCACTTTTATCTAATACATCATCAGTCCAAGCAAATACTTGTGGTTCATCTTCATCAAATTGAAAACACCACTCACAATCTTCGTATCGTTTTTGTGCAATTGTTAAGTTATCCAATACAGGTGATTCTAATTCAATCACTTCTTCTTTTTTTGTTTTTTTAGCTTTTGCCATAATTTTATTTTTTATCTTCCTACTTCTCCTAAGTATTTTTGTTTCATTTCTTCCCAGCTAATACCAATAGCATCTATATAGAATAAGTGTTCAGGTTTAATTCTACCTTCATCATGTAGCTTTGTGTATCTACTGATTGCATGTTTCTTCCACCATTTGTTAATGTATTCAGTACCTTGCTTAAACTTATCTTTAAGGATTAGTTGGTCTTCGGTAATTTCGTTACGAAGGAATTCACTTCCATTCTCATACATCATAGCCATATAAACTCCTCTCTTAAATCCATGATGATATTCATTTGCTTTAATACCACACTCTTTAAAAATTTGTCCTAATATCTTTTGTTTGATACCACTAACAGGTCCGTTAGCTTCATATCCCATATTAGCACCATTACGAGCTCTTTCTCTAGTAATGTTTTCCATATACCAATCAGGCTTATTTTCTTTAATCCATTGATGCCAAGGGTCATAGAATTTATCATCCGGCTTTAAACTAATCTTACCAGCTGATTCACCTAATGTTTTAAATAAAGGAATACCATTGTATTGTGAATGGATACCATACAAAGATGTTGTACCCACTGCAATCAAAACATTATCATACTTTGATTTCCAATAGTTTCTAACTTCAGGAACAGTAGTCATCATAGCGATTAACTTACCACCTAAGAAGTTATAACCTAATGGCTGAGTACATACAATAGTAGAAGCGATAGTAGTGTTGTTCAACTTACCATCAACAAATTTATTATCCTTAGTCCAACCAATGTAGTTATCTCTAACTCCCATAGCTGTAACATCGGATGCTAATGAAATTTGTCCTAATAGTTTTCCACTCACTCTATCCTTTACATTAATCTTTACATTACGACCAGGGTTTGCTGTAAAATCCATTGTGTGAATCATACGTCTTACCGCTGCCCACTTAGTAGATTCTTTCGGGTCTTCAACAATCTCAACGTAAGGGTCTAACGATTCAATTTCTTTTATCGTTAGCTCCTTATCATTGATGTTAGTTGGTTTCCATTGAGAGTCATAATATGATGCTATTTGGGCTTTAGCCTGAATCATCGTAGGTTCTTGCAATTCCACCCACTTTTTGTATAGTGTTTGTTCTTGCACAGACATTGTCATAAGGTAATCCATATTCTCTATTAGCTTTGATTTTTCAGTATCAAAGTCAAAGACAGGTTTTTGTGGTTCGGTTTCCCAAAAGCTCATATTATTGATTTTATTTAATTTCTACTAAGTAATAGTTTGATGTATAATCTCCATCGGTAAATGATACGTGCGATAATCCTTTAGATGAGATTTTCAATGAAGATGTTTTAGAACCTTTGTTAGCCATTAAGATAGCTTTCAAATACTTTGCAGAGAATGCAATTGGTTCAATATCTTCATTACACTTACAATCAACAGTGATAGAAATTCGGTTTGAGTTGATAGAAGAATAACCCAAAATAACTTCACCATTTCCACCTTTACAAGTAAATGTAAATGTGTCTGCATCAGATAATGCACCTTTTGATTTGATGAACTTATTAATAAAGTCATCATTCAATGTAATTTCAGCATCAAATG